GAGGGGCTTGAACACGTTGGCCCGGCGCAGGCGCTCGAAGGTCAGGCCGTTGAACACGAGAGTCTCGGTTGGCAGCGAAAACTCCGAAGCGTCCGGGTTCTGCGCCGCCGCCAGGATCGCCGCCAGTGCGTGCGGCTCAAGCTGGCCCTTCTTGAAAGCCTCTGCGTAGGTCAGTCGTGCCACGGCTTCACCATCCTATGATCCTCGGTGGACATCACCATTGGTCGTAGTCAGTACAGCCAACTCGTGCTGAGCGACATCCAGCACCTCGACCCAGTCCTCGTCGAGCTTGCGCTTGGAGCGCTCAGTCTCGGTCTGCACATTCTCGGGTAGCTCCGCGATGCTCGCGTGCTCCAGCGGGATCGGCGCGACCAGCGGCCAGGCAATCGGCTCGCCGTCGCGCCCCACCGTGTAGTAGAGCGACTGCTGCATCGGCACCTTCTCCGGCGGGGTTGCGTTCATCGGTGCGCCGTAGGCGTTGCCGTCCGGTCCCGGCGGGAAGGGCTGGCCGGAGGATTCCGGCGAGAACGGGTTGGGTCCCTGCGGCTGCATCTGGGCCTGGGCTGCCTGGGCGGCAGCGATGGCCGGATCGACGTAGCCGGGCGGGAAAATCTTGTCCACGAGGTCATGGGCGTTCTCCTGCTCCAGCCCCTCACCCAGCGCGATGTAGAGCATCGCCCGGCTGAGCGCGATGTTCGTGTTGTTGGGGTCGAACGTGCGCGCGATGTTGGCGATGTTCGAGACGAGGTCGGCCATCATCCGCCGCAACGGTGAGGGCAGCCCGAACTCGTATCCCAGGTCGCGCTTGGTCGCCTTCTCGTCTTGGCCCTTCTGCTCGTGCGTCTCGAAGAACACGCGGTAGTAGTCGGTCATGGACTCGGGGTCACGGCTGACCAGCAGGTAGCGATTGCGCGAGTCGCCGGGCTGGGAAGCGATCTGGCCGAAGTGGACGAACTGGCGACCCTCCTCCTCGTACTCGGCTCCCGCTTCCTGTAGCTGCTGCTCCAGGGTGAGCGGCTGCTCCTCGCCCTGCTCCGGCTCGTCGGCCTCCTCGGGAATCTGTCCGGCATCGACGGCGCGCTCGATCACGCGGTCGATGAACCAGCGGTAGATCGCCTCCACGATCTCCTGGCGCGTCTCGACCATCTTGAGCACGGGAAGCTCCATCGAGGTCGCCGTCGCCAGGCTCGTCTGATCGCCCGCGCCCAGGTAGTGCTGAGGCCAGCGGGTCGCTGCCGAGAACTGTGAGCGCAGGTTGGACGCATCCATCTGCGCGTTGGCCGCGCCCGAGTCGAGCTTGAGCGCCTCGTGCTTGACGTTCTCGTTGGCGGTGATGATCCCCGCCGCCCGTCCCGGCCCGTAGGCGTAGCCGGGAAGCTGGGACTCGTCGAAGTCGGGGTCGAGCGGGAACTGGCCCGAGAGCGGGCCGGAGCGCGAGATCGCCTTGGCCGCGAGCTTGGCTACCTGGTTGGGCGTGCCCTGCACCCGGCGCTCCATGATGAACGCGGCGGCTGCCTTCATCATGTCCACCCGCGACTTCATAAAGTCGTTGTAGGCCGTCGCCCAGCGCAGCGTCCGCTGCCACTCCGGGACGCCGAAGATCATCTCCTTGGTGCGGTTGATCCGCACGTGGTAGACCCGGCCCTTGCCGACCTTGTCGTCCTTGGGCTTGTCGAGCTTGCCCTTGCGATCCTCCTCGCTCTCCGCGTCCTTGACGTTGTGCCAGTGCTCGTAGTAGGTGACCTTCGCCTTGGTCGCCTCCGACGCGTCGATGGGCTTCCACTTGTCCTCGTTGAAGTCCCAGGTGGACTGCACGTCCTTGGTCACGTACCACAGGACGCGGTGGCGGTTCTCGGGATCGGTGACGGCGTCCTGGACGGTCATGTAGTCCAGGAGCGAGGTCTTGACCTTGCCGTCGTCGCCCTCGTCGAAGATCAGGAACAGCAGGTTGGAGAACAGGGAGAGGTCGGTGAGCAGCGCGACCTGCTCCTCGTAGTCGGTGAGCGTGCGCCGGTTGTCTGGGTCGTCCCACGCCTCGTCCACCTTCTCCTGGACGAGGTCGTCGTTGCAGCGCGGCTTGGGGATTCCTCGCCCCAACACAAAGTCGTTCATCAGGGCGACAGCCCCGCCGATCATCGGGTCGTTCAGCCACGCGGTCAGCGCGCGCTTCGCCATCATCTTGCGCGACTCGAACTTGACCTCGTGCTCGCGCCCGGAGAAGTGGTCGAGCACCGTCCAACCGAGCAGGTCGAGCATGCGCTTCTGCGCGCCGTACTCGATGGAGATGGCTTCCAGAAGTTCGTGCTCGTTGGACTTGACGACTGTGAGGCCGGTCCGCGACTCGACCTCCTGGAGCGCCCGACCTAGCAGTCCGCCGGTCGGCTTCTTCACGACGGCTCCTCCTCGGTCTGCTCCACCGCCTCCTCGTCCTCGATGAATCCACGCAGCGCCGCTGCGAAGCCCTTGAGGTACTCGCCCAGATTGCCGCCGATCCGGCCAGCCGCCGACTCGAACTGCTCGACGTACAGGGCCGCGTGCGTCAACTCGTGCTGGCGGGATGCTTGTTCGAGGCCGCGCGTCAAGCCCTCGGCTGCACCCTCCAGCCGGACCTCGGCCAGCATCGTCTCGACACGGTCGGAGATCGAGCGCTTAGCCATCCGGTGTCACCTCCCGCCAGCCCGACAAGTCCTTGCGCCGGAGCCTGATCGTCTCGTAGGTGAACGCGTCCTCGGTTTCGACACCCAGCATGCGGTTGCGCGAGTCGCGCCAGGAACCGATCACGCAAACCAGCCGGGTGCCATTGGTCAGGTAGACGCCGTCGCCGGGCAAGACGTAGCTGGCCTGGGCTGTCGCCGTCGCCACTAGTACCCGCCTCTCCGACAAACCCAGTTCAGTCCGATCAACGCGCAGATGGGCAGCGCCGCCGCTATGGATACACCCCAGTTCACTCCTGCTCCTCAAGGTCGGCGTGATCGCTCTGCCAGACCGGACACTCTCTGTGGCCCTCGACGCTCGTACAGAAGTTCCCGAGCGAGGAGGGGTCGGTCGCGGAAGCGACCACGCTGTGAGTGATCCGGCAGACGCAGCCCGAGCCTTCCAGCACCTCGCCCAGCGGCTCGCCCGCCGGGCACGGGATGTCCAGGTCTGCGATGACGCGGATGCCTGGAGCTTCGACGAACACACTCACAGAGTATCGCCCCTCAGTCCCACACTGGTAGTGGTGCCGCGTTGCACAGGCAAACCGCGACTGCGTCTACCCCGCGCTCCTGCTCCCGGTCGTAGCTCTCGTAGAACATCTCGAAGGCCGATTCGGGCATCCAGCGCTCGACCCCGCGTATGACGGAGTCCAGGCCCGAGAAGTGCGCGTGGACTAGCTCGTGGACGATCACGTGCCGCTGCTTCTGCGGATCGAGGTCACGGAACTCGGCGCACACGCGCAGGCGCAGAGAGCGGCGGTAGGCGCTCACGTCGCACTCGCCCAGGGAGTTGTCCGACGTAGGCCGGTGCTCGACCTCGACCTCGTAGTCGCGCAGGCCGATGGCGTCAGCCACCGCCCGCACGTAGCGGCTGAGCGCGGAGAAGTAGCTGGTGTCGGAAGCCAACCGAAGCTCAGCCTGCACACGGGCAGACTACGGCGCTGACCGGACGGGCTGGCCTCTCAGGTCACGAGCGAACCATCGAAGTGCCGCCATTCAAGGTTCTTCGTCGTGGATCGGCGGGGTGGGCAAGTAGCGAAGCTCGTGGCCGGTGAGCGTTTCGGCATCGACTCGGAAGTTCAGGCGATCAATCTGGATATAGCGCGGCAGTTCGTCTGAGCGGTGTGATGGGATGCGCTCCACGGGTCGTCCTGAGTCCTGAGAGGCCGGAAAGGACGGCCCTTCGAGCAGCTTGTCGTGGATGCCTTCTATGTCGGGTCGTTTCATTCGGTTTCTCTCAACGACCAGGCGAATACGACCATCCAGAGCGTGACGCCGAGCAGCCATCCCAGGACCTCGGCGTTCCAGTCGTCGGCGTGTCGGTAGCCGCGCTTTTTGCTGCGTCCAAGATGCCGCTCATGCTCCCCCTCCCTCTGCTCCGCAAGAACACGGCCCTTGGTGCCCCGCCACGTTCAAGGCGCACAACGAGGAGTGCTGCGGGAACCACGTCACGTCCCAGTCCAGTTCCCAACGGTGCTCAACGATGCGAGCGGGTTCGCCCTGCTCCCAGATCGCCAGCACTTCCTCGCGGGTCAGTTCGCTTTCAGGCTTCACGGCTCATGCTCCCCCTCCCTCCACCGGAATCGGATCGCGATAGAGCCGCTGACAGTCTATCCCCCTCCCCCCACAGCCAAGTTAACGTAGCTCGGCCTCATGCCGGTGCCCACCGAAACGGCATCTGCGCCTGGGCCGCACCCCACGCGAACCGGCGGACCTCCACCGGCACGTGATCGAGGATCAGCTTGCCCTCCAGGTGGTCGTGCTCGTGCTGGAAGATGCGCGCCTGTAGCTCGTCGATCCTGACTTCCAGGAAGGTGCCGTCTGGCTGGTAGCCGCGCGCCTCGACGACGTTCGGGCGCTCGATTCCCAGGTGCAGGCCCGGCAGCGACAGGCAGCCCTCCATGTCCACCGAGCGCTCGGCTGAGAGGTTGGTGATCTCCGGGTTGCAGAGCACGAGCGCGCGGCCCTGGTCCCAGGCATCGAAGTCACGGATCATCAGCATCCGCGTCGAGTGGCCGACCTGGGGTGCCGACAGGCCGACCCCGCCGGTCGTGACCAGGATGTTGACCATCCGCTGCGCGAGTTCCAACAGCGTCTCGTCGTACTCGGTCACCTCGCGCGCACGCATCCTGAGTATCGGGTCGGGCACGGTGCGGATCGGGTTGCGCGCCTGGTCCTCGAACAGTCCGAACAAGCTCGGAGACTCCACGGTCGGAACCGGCGGTGCGGGAGGAGGTGCAGGCTCGCGGAGCTTGCGTGCCGCCTCAGCCGCGCGGAGAGCCTTCTGTGCGCCTCCCTTACTCACCGCCGAGCACCTTTGGCTTGCGCTTCCGACACGCTTCGCAGGTTACTCTCCTGCGCCCCCCGAGGCCCGCCGTCGCCTTCTGTCCACAGAGGGTCTTGCTACTCAGTGCGTCCTTGAGGTGGACCAGGAAGTCCGGCTCCAGTTCGCGCGTGAAGCAGGGCACGACGTTCATGGGCAATCCCGGCAACAGTGACCTGCCTGCGGTCGCAGGGGGTTCCGACGCGAGACTTGCGGCCTGCCACAAAAGACACAGTGCGGAAAGAACCGTTGGAGGAAGTGTCGCCAGCGGCTCCCCTGAATCGTGGTGTTGAGGAGTCGCATCATGGCCGAACGAGCACCTCGACGTTCGAGGGCATGCACTTCTTGATCTCGGCCTCGGAGACGTGGACGCCGCAGCGCGAACAGTAGACCTGGCAGCGGTCAAACCGATGGCTGACGCGCTCTCGATGAGTGAATCTGTGCCCCTCGGCGCACGTCTCGGTGACGTGGTAGGCGACGGGAATCTTGCGCACCATGTGGTCTGGCGGAGGCACGGGCCAGGAGTGCCAGCCAGGGGCGCTCAACACATTCTCAGCCTCGGCCTCCCACATCACGACCTCCGCTTCACAGCCTTCCTCTTGGCAGAAGCGGTTGGTGTGGTGGCGGTTGACAGGCTCCGGCCACACCTCGTCGGGATGGGCCTGGTCGTCGGGGACGAGCCAGGCGTGGTAGTCACCCTGATGTTCGCTCGTCAACTCGCCGCTGAGCGACCGGCAGAGCCAGCGGATGATCGCCAGGCGGATCACGACACGCTGCCTGGGGGTGGAGGTGCCGCAGCCCCCGCACCCTGTTCGCCTATCCGATGGGCTTGTAGTCGTGAAGCGGTGTCGGCAGAACGCCGAGGATCACCGCCAGCACAACCGCGACCAGCACGATCACGATTAGCTTCGACATACTCCACCCCCTTTCGGATTAGACGGAGGGTGTCCGCATCGGTTGGCAGCGTGAACGCGAACCTCACTAGCGGACTTGCGCTCAGGATCATGCCAGCACTTCCGAGCGCGCGCGGTTGTACTCCTTGACCGCGATCCTCTGCTCCTCCTCGCTCAGGGTCCATCCGAGCGCCTCCTCGACCGCCGCGATGATCTCCTCGTCGAAGCTGAACGCAACCTTGCGCAGGCTCCCCGCGTGCGCGCGGATCACGTCGTTCGACTTCTTCCGCCTCGACTTGCCCATCAGGACCCCGGTGGCGCGGTAGTTGAGCCGACGATCTCGTACTCCTTCGAGCGCCGGACGCTGACCCCGGTTGCCCGAATGCGTCCTCGCTTCTCCAGCGCGCGCAGCGCGTGGCTGACGGTTCCCGACGACTTCTTCGAGCGCTCGGTGATCTCGTGCTGGGTGGCGGTGCCTCCCACACGCACGAGTAGTTCCTCGACCAGCCGCACGTTCGAGGGTCCCGCGGCGCGCTCGTGATCGAAGTCGTCGTCGCCCAGCGAGCGCTCGATCAGCGCCACCAGCTTGTCGATCTCCTTGATCTCCTGCTCCAGTTCGCCCTTGCGGGCCTGGAGGTGCTCCCGGCGGCGCTGGAGGCCCGCCTGGACTTCCTCGGCTAGACCGAGGTTCGATGTGCTCATGCCGGTGCTCCTTCCTTCTCAGCGTAGTACGCCTGCTCGACGTGGTCGTTCCAGAGGTCGAGTACGTCCTGCATGGTGAGGTTGTTGACGTTGGGAGAGTCGGGCCATTTCGCTCCACAGGAGCATGTCCCCCTCGTGCGCGAGACTCGCCGGAGGCGGTAGCCCCAGGCCCGACTGCGCGTCGTGAGTGCATGGTGTTCTTCGCGCCAGTCGCGCGGAACTGGCCTGCGCCTCTCCATCAGCCAGCCACCTCGCCCAGACCGTGATCGAAGTCGTCAGGGTGATCGAAGCGCTCCTCTTGCACCTGCGCCGCTGCGCGGAGCTTCGGCGCGTAGCCGACTACCTTGTTCTCCGGCTGGCGGTAGACCGTGCCGTCCAGCGAGACGAAGTAGTCGATCTCGCGGTCGGGGTGGACAAGCTCGACAGCCGAGTAGCCTGGATCGGTGCAGTAGGCGCTCGGCTCATAGGGGTGGAAGTCCACCACGTCGAGTGACACCTCGGGCTGATCGCGGTCTGGCAGAACGACCTCGATCTCTCTGGGTTGCTCCTGCATGACTACCTCCTGTTGGTCGGGTACCACACGCCCACAGACTAGCACACATCGTGTTGGGATACTTCAAGTACCTTTCGCAAGGTCAAGCGGGTCGCCGCCCTTGTACGTCCACTGTCTGTGCGCCGTCGTCCCCTCGGGGAACGGCTCGGGTGGAGGGCCGTGTTCGCGCTCGTAAGCGTAGGCTGCTCGCGCCTGGCGTCGGCGCTCGTCGCTGATCCAACCGACATAGCCGTTCGCGGTCAGCCATGTCTCGGGCGGGTCGGGGAGACTCACCTCAGTAGCGCGGCCAGTCGTCGTCGTCCAGCGGTGCCCAATCGTCGTCCGGGTTCACGTCCGCCGGGCCGGGGCGATACTCCGTCTGCTCGGGATCGGTCAGGTCGGAGCGGTCGATCTGGAGGTGCTCGTCCAGGGTCGAGGTCTGTTTGCGGAAGTAGCTCTCCACCTGGTTGCGCGCCCACCACAGTTCCGTGGCGACCATGTCGAACACCTCGGCCAGCGCGTAGTCGTCTGGACCGGTCGAGATGTAGCCCACCGTTCGCTTGCCTGTCTCCTCGTCCTCCTCCTCGAAGCGCTGTGGTGCCTTCATCTGATCGGCGTAGCCCTCGGGCAGATCGTCCAAGTCGTTGCCCGGCAGCCGGTTGCGCTGGGACTTCATCATCGAGATCATCGCGTCGATGGCTTCGGTTCGCTTCACCGTCGCTGTCCCTAGCTCGTCGTCCACCTTGAGAATCTGATTTTGGTTCTCGCCCGTGATCGCCGTCACGTAGACCTGGCCGGGGAACATCGCCGCGAACGCGCGCGCGACGCGACCGTCCGGCAGGTGGTCGATGGCAGCCATGTTCACCCGGAAGCGGATCATCAGGTCGCCCAGTTTCTTCAAGAACTCCGACAGGCTC